AACCCTTAACATATTCAGATGCTTTTTTACCTTTTTCCATTGCTTCGGCTTGGTGATCGTAAACCCATCTCATTTTTTTTCTTAAATCGTCAACATCACAAACAGACATTTTCCCAACATCAATTCCCTTATATTTAGCATAAATAGCGGGGCATTCTTCTTTAACTTTAACCTCATACATAAAATCAGGATTAAAGTATTCAGTAAGCCCATGAGCATTGGGAATAATAGCTGGTAAACCTGTTCCCATAGCTTCGAGTGGCGTCATTCCAAAACCCTCACCTCGTGAAGGGAATACAAAACAATCGGCTTGATAACAAATTTCAGCCAATTCATAATCAGACACTTTCCCAAGTTTAATAATAATATTAGGATATTGAGTTTTAGTTATAGGTAAAGGAATATAATCTAAAGTTGTTTTTAAAATCAATTTAACAGGTTCATCTTTCTTAAATTCTCTAACAAAAGCCTTAAATACTTCTTGAAAACCTTTCCGAACATTAAAAGCGTTGTAATGTAAAAAATAAAAGTCTTTATCAGCTTCCCTTTTTAATTCTCTATCTCTATAAGTAAAAACTTTATCATCAAACCCTAAAGGCACAACTCTAGTTTTTATCCCCGACTTTTTGAATACATCAGCACACCATTTTGAAGGAACGAGAATTAAATCTGCCATTTCAAGATAATCAATCCAATCATCGGGAATTTTAGTTGATTCAAACATGGTATAAATTATTTTATAAGGAGTTTGTAATCTAGTTATTCCGTAAGGATTATGAAATAATATCCCCACTTTTTGATTATTATATTGAAAATCAACTTTTACCCCTAACCTTCTTAATTCACCAACTAATTTTTGCGAAGCTACCGAATATCCGTCTTTCCCACCTTGAGATACAGTTGCAAAATAAACTCCATCATTTAATTTATCCTTTTCTTTGATTGATCTAATCAATTCTTGCCTTTCCTTAAGAAAGTTTTTTATTTGGGTTTGAGTGGGTTTTTCAAAACCTTTTTCAATCCAGTTTTGATATTCCTTTTCAGTTTCAACAATGCAAACTCTACCAACAGGATTAAGTAAGTAATAAGACATATTATAATATATAACAATTGTAAGCTATTTGTCAACAATAAAGGCTAGTTATTTTACTAACTAGCCTCTATTATATTCAGCCTTAAGCTGATTCTAGTTCAACAACTCTCCTATCATCTAATACTGCTACACCGAATAATAAATCAAGTGTAACCACATGACAACCGTAATCAGCGTCATAATGGAATAAGTATCTCAAAGACATACCAACATCAGGTCTATTAATTGACCCAGCGATTACACCCATTCCTTGAGCTGGAAGAGGTAAAGGTCGAGAGGCAATAACTAAACCGCTTTTAGTATAAGCCATATTGTGGTAAGTAGCAGGTGAACCTGAACTTTGAACAATTTGACTTTCCTCAATATCGAATCCGTAGGTCTTGATAACTTTTCCCGAACTTATAGCTTCATTAGCACCCCTAGCGTCAAATCTCGTGTATTTATCAACAGACAATAAATTATTGAAAACATCGGAACATACGTAAAGATGTTTTTGTTCAACCAAAGGAACTTTATTATCAGTAAATTTCTTTCTCAAAGTCAATAGTGAGCTGTCAATAGTATCCTCAGATGTGTCATCAAATGTAACAGTATGAGCTACCGAAGGATGTAAATTAGCAACTGCAGTTTCGACTGCCTCAGCCAAAGCAATAGCACCATCTTCCGCATATCCCGAAAGCGAATCTTGATTTTCTAGCACCTTAGTAACGTCATCAATGGCTATTGTAACCTCTTTATGAGTATCTAAAGTAACATATACATCTGTCGCTGTTGGGTTTTGCTTAGTAAAAGCCGAGCCTTGAGATTTATCGTTAGCCACAACCGCACCTCTTTTAGGCACTCTAATAGTCTGCCCTTCCGTAGCAGTTGTCCAATCACTATCTCTTGAAATATTTTTAGCAAGACTTAAATAAGAAGATAATCTACCTAAAGCTATTTGAGCAATAATCGTAGGAATAAATTTTGCATTAGTCGTATTATTTAAAACGTCCATAAACTTTTTCACCACCTTCCTATTAAAATTAACTATTAAATCACAATTAAGTTAATAGCAAGGGGTTTAAAGTTTAATCTTCGACAATCGCACCTTCAACTTGAACTGCCTTCATAATATCAGCTTCGTGTTCTTTAAAAAATTCAGGGTCTTCAATCTGTTTTCTAGTAAATTTCATTAAATTATTACTATTATTACTAGAGCTAGACCCGTCCCCTATGCTACTTGCATTATCAGCCTTAAGGTAAGGTTTAGCTTCTATTAATTCTTCAATAGCCTCTTTAACTCCGCTAACTTGTCCGTTCTCATCAACTTTTATTTTATCTTTATCTAATAACTTCGTAACTATCTCAACATCTCTTACATTAGCCTTAACCGCCTCTAGCTGAACCAAGTTGTCAATTTTTTGCATTTTTAATTCTTCCTCAAGTTTTTTAACTTTCTCTTGAGCCTTCAAATGCAATTCCTCAAACTTTTTTTGACTTTTCAATCTTTCCTCTTCTTCCTGTTCAGCCTTATTTATCAATTCCTCTGCTTTTTTAGCTTTCTCGTTTAACTCTTTAAATCTCTTATGCTCCCAAATTCTTTTATCAGAAAACACCGCTTCAAACTGTTCATCGGGAATAGATGAAAAATCAATTTTACTAGGGGTTTTATCAGGTTTTACGCCTTCTGTCGGCTTACCCTTTTTATCTGCCATAAGTTTCCTTTCCGTTTTTTATCGTGGAACGCCCACTAAGAAAACAATTAATCTAAAATAAGTTTATATACTAATATAGCCATTGTCAAGCATACTTTCCAGTTTTATAGTCATAAGCCTTAGTTTTTTCAGCTAGTTCAGGTATTAAAACATTTATAGCATGTCTGCAGTTAGGGTGGAATAATCCTTCCGATTCAGCTTGGTCTAAAGCAGGATACCCTTTAGTTTTACCAGTTACCGATAATATCTTACCTTCCCACGGTCTGCATAATTCACATTCGCCCATGTGATCTGATACTTGAACCAAATCATAACCATTTTCAATTACCCTATTAACTAAGCCTCTATTTCTAGCTTCAACCGACTTTGTCCTAATTAGCATTTCCGTATATCTATCTAATTCCCACTTTCTACCGCCCTTATCAATTAAAGATATAATTCCTCTTTCCTTCATAACTCCAATAATTTCTCTTTTAATACTTCTCAAAGCATCGCCACTAATTTTACCTTCTGCTAGTTTTTGAGTTATTTCTTTTCTAACCGCCTTGCCTAATAAGTTTCTAGTATTCCTCTTAACGCCAGTAATACTCTCAGCAAACCCTTTAGCTGTTTCATCAACCAAGTTTAAAATAGCTTGTTTATGAATACGATTAAAACCACTAGCAATCCCAACTTCAGCACCGACATAATTAAGCTGTCTAACTGCTTCTTTAGCACCTTGTTCATAATATAATGGTAATTGTTTTTGAGCTATGCCCTCAGCTTCAATCTGTAATTCCTCAAGGATATTATCTATTTGAGCTAGTAAAGCCTTGCGGTTAGCCACTCCAAAATCAGTCGCACCTTCAATTTCAGAAATAATTTTGCCTTGAGCCAACCTAAAAACTCTAATAAACTTAAGTAGGTTTTTTTCATTTATCTCAACATTTACAGGGTAAGGACTAGCCATTTATTACTTCTCCTCATTTTGTTTAAATGGGTTTTGTGAAAAATTAGAAGTAATGGGTTCAATGCGGTTACTCTTTTTAATTTCATCAGCTTTAGCCTTAGCGGTTTCCTCGTCATAACCATAAATTCTCATCATTGAATCAGCCTCATTTGTTATACCAGCGTCAATCGCTTTGCTTTCATCTTCTATCTGTTCGCTTACAATTTCAGGTAAACCATCTTCCCATTCGATACTAGGATAAACAGGTTTCCCTTTTAGTTTTAAATTATCCTCACCAACCCCAATATTATTAGCCTTAGCAAATAATTGGGCTGTATAAATTAACTCTTTTAAAGCATAATCATAATAAAGCCTTTTGCGTCTAGTTTTAGCAATCGTTCTTAATAACTTCAATTTTAAAGCCCTTCCTGATTCTTGCTTCCCCTCGCCCATTCCTAAAATATCAGGTGAAGTTTCCGAAGTCATAAAAAAAGCCTCAACCAATTTATCAATTTCTTTAAAAGCATTTTCTAAATTAGCGTCCCAAACTATATATTCGGGCTTATTATTCTCACCTTCTCTAACCTCAATCACACCTAGCTTTTTTCTATCAACTTCACCTTTTTCATCTAAAATTCCCTCTGGTATAGTTAATATCGGGTCTGAATGTTTATCTAAAATATTTGATATCTTAGAAAAGCGATTATTAATAGCATAAAAAATAGTTTCCAAATCTAAATAATCAGAATAACCAAAGTAATTTTTTCCAGTTTTCCAGTTAGGAACATGAATAACTAGCATTTTATCAATATTAGTTTTTTGTATTGGAGTTAATTCTTTATTAAGTAGTCCAACATCTAATTGTGCGGTAATCTTCCCATTCATAAGCAAATATAATTCGTGTCTAATTTGTCCTAAACTATGTATTTCTCTTCTTAAATACTTTTTTTCTTCATTAATCGGTATTTCCCAAGCTAATTCCATTTCACTAGGTTCTTTTCTTAAATTACCATCTTCAAAATGAGGATAAAAAATACTAGGGCTTGTATCTTCAATTATTAAGCTAGGATTAACACTCTTGGGATATCTTTTGCCTATCCTTAGCCTAAAAACCGCATCACCTAAATATGAATTAGATAAAGCTGATTCATAGTTTTGAATATTAATTTTATTTTCTCTTAATAATTCATCAACCCATTCTTGATCTCCACCCTCAACTTTAAAACTAGGTGGTTCTGAAAAAAGCATGTCGGCAACAATTTTAGACAACATTCCAGCAAAATTACAAACTACATAACGAATTTTTGCATATTCTCGATTATATTCTTTAGAATTTATCTTACCTGCAAAGGCTAGAAAATGCTCGCCTAAAAACAGGTTTTCATAATATTGATATTTGGCTAATCTAGCTCTTTCACTTGGATATGGGAATACTTTGTTAAGTAAGCTGTTTTTTTCACCTTCGCCACTATTACTATTCATTGATATCACATTATAGCAATAAATTATCTAACGCAACAATTAAAAACCACTAGGCTTGCCCTCAAATATTCTTGGTGGAGTTTTAAAGTCATTAATTAGTTGTAAGGCAATCATATCAGCGAATAAACAATCATCAAATTTGCCATCAGCGTGTTCTCTTTTACCGTTCTCCTTCATAACAAATGTTTTCATTTCAGATAAAGTTAAATTTGAATTTATTATTAAATTGCCTTCTTCAAATTCTTTTCTAAAATCATCAATCATAATATTTCTAGTTTTGCTCGATGTAGTCCAGCCAATTTTCTTGGTATATTTCTTAGTTCTTTCATCAAATCTTCTGCTAATATAATAATGATCGTATATCTTAGATAAAAATAAAATTGTGGATAACATGTTATTCTCAATTCCCACATAAGCCCGATTATAATAAACTGCTAAATCTTTAATAATTTCAGCTAATTCATCAGGTCTAACTTTTCCTCTAAATTGAGCCACTTGACTTTTTTCTTTTCTTTCCCAAACTGAAACAACCGCAAAATCAGAACCCATACCGTCCGAAGGGTCGCAACCAATAACATAGTTTTTGCCAACCTGTTTTAACTCCCAAAAAGTAATACCATAACCAGCCAATAGTAAAGCCTCTTTATCATTAATCAACTTATCTTTAGTTAAAAATGGATTTAATTTAATTTTATCAATTAATACTCCGTCAAAGACATTTCCCGAAGCCGATTGAAACGCCTCTAGTGGACTAGACGGATATTCTTGTTTAAATAGCTGTTCTCCTGATAACCCATAACCGCCCTTAGTAGT